CGATTCTTCATAGTGACAGAAATACTCGTGCCACTACCGCACGATTGAAAAACAATATTTTTAGTTCTTTCCATATCAGAATTTAGCTGCGTAATTTCTGTGTGTGCATCAGCAATCCCTTGCTCCATATGATTAAAATTTTCCGCACTAAGCGGTGTGCTTCCTTTTACCCATGTTTTCTTTGTGTATGCCATTTTTATCTCCTTTCATTTAACAGCAATAAATCTGATCTTCGCTGTTACTGCAGCAATAAATCATCTGCCCTTTTACAAGCTCCGCTGTTACATATTTTGTTGTTCCATCTGCTTTTGTGACAGTTAATGTTGTACCACTAGCAGATATATTTACGATTGCTTTATTCATATCTGTCTGCTTTGCTGCATAAGATTTTATTTTGTTCCAGAGCTTTAACACACCGGTTTCGTCCAAAAAATTTGCCATTTAAACACCAACCTTTATGTAAGATTTGTATCCATCCACGTGTTTGTGATCGTTGAGATACTAAAAATTTCGCCTAGTGGATCCCATGTACTACCGTTCCATGCTACATTCATACCGGCGCCACCGTATTTACTAGCAGTTTCGATGTTATAAACATCGCCAACACGTTGTCCTGTTGTCGGCAATTTGTCTGCAGATGCGGCAGAACCGCAATACTTGTACATGTTTGTGATTTCTGATTTTGTAGCATATGTACTCTGGATAGATGAATACGTTGGATATGCATCTAGTTTCTTCTTATCTGTCGTGCTCATAAGTCCGTGTGTTGACTGAGTAGCATCTGCATAAGTTGTATTATTATCAGAGCCCCAAACAGCCGTACCATTCGCTGACCATCTTAAGATTTGCCCTGAGCTACCGCCGCTTGGTATATGCTTGTTACCAGAAGATGTCGGGTGTGAATAATTATTAGCATTTGTAGCAATTCCTGCGAGCTTTGTTTTTTCTGCTGTCGTATAATCATTTGTAGATAATCCTTTGCCATCTACTTTGTCTACTTTATTTACGATCATATTCGTTATCTTTGCTACTATCTTCTGCCAGAGATATAAGACTCCGTTTTGATCAAGATAATTATTATCTGCCATTGTTTTCTCCTTTAATTTAAGATTCCCTCTAAAACTTCATTTGTGATTGGTTCCAGGCTTAGTCCTGGAAGGTTATACATTTTCGATCGGATCTCTGAAATTCTCAAAGAAACACTATCCGCATTGTTAACTTGCTTATCTGTTAATGCTTTCAGTGTAGATCCTAGCGTAACTTTGCTATCATCTGCCTGTTTCAGATTTTTGCTTACCTTGCTAATCTGCATGTAAGAATCAATGCCATGCGGTTTTGATATTACCGGAATCTTATCTCCGATTTCAAGTTCCTTTACATCGAACCCTGCATCTTTAAGGTCTACAGCTGTAAGTTCAATAGTTATTGCTAGATTCACTACATCTTTTATATATTCTTGCGCTTGTTTTAATAATATTTCCGGACTTTCCACGTCTGAATAATTCACTGTTCCAAATATCATTCCAAATGCATCAACTGCTGCCTGATCATAAATATAATCCATACCATTATTTACACTCTTGATTGTGATCGGCTTTCCTGTTGCACTGTTTGTTGCTCCAATAGGAATAATACACGTTTTGATTCCATCTGACTTTATATATTTAGATATATCCAAAACGTTATCCCCAAACTGGATCGTTTGACCTTCCACATCTTCATATTCTTTTAAATAATCAATATAATAACCGTCTTTTTCTTTTCTAGTACGGATATAGCCACCATAAACATTTAAAAGTTTGTTTTCAATTGCCGATCTTGTATCGCTGTAGTCGCTTTCATCGTATTTTACTTCTTCTCCTGATACTGTTATTCTCCCAATTTTAAACTGTTTTTCAGTTTCCATCTGATCATTATGAGCTGATATAAACAGGCGAAACAAGGTATCCGGTGTATAGTTTCCGCTATATGGTCTCTGAATTGAATCCAACAAAAACGCCATATTACCTTCACAAGTTATCGTTTTTTCTCCATCAAAGTCCATATCCTCGCTTAATACTCTACAGCAAAAAATTTCCTTTTCATTATTTTTCTCGTCGAAACTGATTACCTTTATCCTTGTTTTAAACTCTGTAAATGAATTATAAAACGGATTATCGGGATATACAGAGAATGTAAATGATCCATTCTTATTCAATTCTGTTTCTAATTTAGGGTCATTTATCTGCAATGTCTTATCCCAAGGGTGATAGATATATCGATTATCCATCTTCACTTTATACATTACAAACTGCCTCCTTGATAATCTACAGATACTGTGCCGTTCCCATTAAAAATCAATTTATTATCCCCTTCGCTTAACATCAGATCCGGCGATCTGCTTTTCCCTTTTGGCAACGTATAAACCACTCCATTATATGTAACTTGCATTTCTGCACTACATTCAAAAATTGGAATAACTCTCATTACTCTCCCAGGAATAATCAGCTCAAGCGTTCCATCTACTTGCAAATTTCCATATTCTCTTACAATTCCTGTTTCAAAATTAAAAGTATCCCATTCCCAGTCTTCAACAGACGACTGTAATTCGTATTTATACGGATCACGATTCACAGATATCTCAACACTGCTATATTGCTTATTCAACTTTTCAGTGCTTACTGAAATTCTTCCTTCGTAGTAAAAAGAGTCATTCCCTAATATCACTTTCATTCGTCTTCCGTGCAACTTATTTTGTAACTCGCTTGCACGTGCAATCCATAAATCATAGTTTCCGTCTTTAAAATCAAATGTGATTTTCATTGTTGTGTTTTTATAAGTCGGAAATCCTGTCAGGGCATCCGTAAGATCTAAATCTCCGTTACGCCCCAGGATTTCTTTAAACTTCTCGTCTACTCCTGCAGATCCTGGATCAATCGACAATGCCTGTAGCCCAAAATCCTCATACATGCTATACTCGCCTATTTTTACATCAAACATCTATCAATTCCTTCTTTCTGCCCTTGTCTGCGCATTTCCAAGATTCTTATCTACATAAGGTGTTATCTGTTTACCGACTGTTTTACCGTCAAGATCTACTGTTGTATGAATTTCTGCATTTACCTCTACAGGCTTATTATCCTGCACGATCACAACAGGTTTATAGCCCCCTGGTCCATTATAGTTTGGTGTATCCGGCTTTGGATATTCTACAGATTCAACCTTTTTACGCATTGCTGCTAAAGATGTATCGATTGCTCTTTCCATCTGTGCTGTTGCTTGTGGCATATATTTTCCAAATGCTGCACTCAAACCAAGTGGAAGATATTTTCCAACCTGATCCCTTACAACTCTTGAAGGGGACTTAATCTTTAACTTCTTTTTCATGCTTTTGACCAAGCTATTACACATAGAATTTACAGCTTTGGTCATTCCTTTTGTCTGGGATTGCATTCCTGAAATGAACCCTTTCATCGTATTCTGACCAATCTGATTTATTTTTTTACTCAGATCGTTTAATCTTCCTGTCAATTCAGTCTCATAAGTGTTCTCCAAATCATTAAGATCACTTTGAAAGAAATCATTTCCAAAAGATTCTGATCCGTTGTAAATCTCATTCCATTTATTTATGTAGTCTTTGTATTTATCTGGATCAAGTGACTGCAAATATTCCATATAATCATTTGCACTTGCGACATCCATTCCAAGAATCTGCTGCATAAGAGTGTCTGGGATTTTACCTTTTAATGCTTTGATACGATTCTGATAATTTTTGATCGCTTCTAAATCTCCATCCAGATCATATAATGATCCGGTACTTCTCAGTTTTGAGATCATGTCACTTCTTTGCTGGATCAATGAGTTATATTTTTCCTGATAAGCCGCAGATAACTCTTCTATCTCTTTTTCTGCTTGCGAAATGATCTGCTGCCCTTGCTGTTTAACTGCATTACTATAAGCTGTGATCATAGATTTTCCAAGCTGTGAATACGTATCTGCCACTGCTTTTTTCTTATCTTTAACTTGTTTTAACTGCTTTTCTAAAGATTTTGTGCTTTTTTTCTCTTTTTTAGCTTTCTTGATCTTTTTGTTTAGATCTTTTATTTTTTTATCATATTGATCCGTGTCCTTATTCTTTCCAGATTTGATCTCCTTGTTGATCAGATTCTTTCCAGCTGTTGTCGCTTTTGAAACTTGAGTATCTATTGCAGACGACAAACCGTCTGTAAATGTCTTTCCTATGTCTTCAAAGTTTCCTTTTTTGCTTGCGTTCTTTGCAGATGATACCGCTGTGTTACACAAGCTTTCCATCGTCTTTTTAAGATTCTTTTGCTCTGTATCAATTCCGGCTATAATACCAGTTACAATATGTTTTCCAACTTCTTTTTTGAATACTCTAGAAGGCGATTTGATTCCTAATGCTTTCTTAGCTGCACTTAAAGCACTACTTGCAAGTCCCTGCATTTTGCTTACCAGAGACCCGGCCATCGCGCCAATACCACCAATAATACCTTTTACGATGTTTGATCCAACACTTCCCCAGCTAATTCCTCTAAATGCAGTAACAGCACGCATTCCTAAGCTTTTTGCTGTACTTCCCATCTTTCCAGCTAAGCTTAATAATCCGGATGCTATCTTCCTTACTACTTTTGCACCTACATCTAGCCAATTTATTTTTGTAATGTTCTGCATTATCACTCTGGCAAGAATTTGAGCATTTAACGCTGCCTTGCTAACAAACATAGAAATTCCAGAAGCAATCTTGGATACTATGTTTCCTCCTGCACTAAGCCAATTGGTCGTTGTGATTTTCTTCCATAAGCTTTGCGTTAAATCACTAAATGCTTTTACTGCATTACCTTTTGCACTCACAATTCCATTTTTAAGATTTGCGATCATTGCCTTGCCAGCACTAAATAAATTTATATGAGTAAAAACATTTATAATCGCCAGAACGATCTGCGGTAAAGCAGCAATCAACTGCGGAATTGCCTGAACAATTCCAATAACAAGATTTGCAATGATTTTTACACCTGCAGCAATCAATTGCAGCAATCCTGTGTCTATTGCAGCACAGAATGAATTGATGATCTGTGGCACATACTCAATCAATAAAGGGATCGAATTAATCAGACCTTGTGCTAATGATGTAATCATCTGGATTCCAACAGTGATCAACTGTGGCAATGCAGAAATTAAGCCAAGGGCAAATTGAGCTAAGGCTTCAATTGCTTTAGGTATAAGTTCTGGTGCTGCTTGTGATATTGCGTTTCCTATCTGCGTTATGATCTGCACTCCATAACTGATCATCTGTGGCAATGCCTGCATGATTCCAGACCCAAGTGCAAGTATTGCCGTTCCTGCTGCAGTAATAAGTTGAGGTGATGCAGAGCTTATTGAACCTGCCAACGACATAATAACCTGACCACCTACAGATAAGAAATCAGGTATCCCTTCTGTTATACCTAAGAGAATACTGGTGATCATTTCGGCTCCAACCTGAACACCTTGTTGCATCTCGCTTTTCATATCATCCCATAATGTACTAAAAAGTTCCGGGATTGTAGCTGCCAAACGTGGAATGATCTCTCCAAGATTCTTTCCGATGTTCTCCATCATTACTGCTATGGAATCTGCAAGTTCTTCCGCTGATCCTGAACCATTTAAGAAATTATCATATGCAGCCTTTGCACTGTTCATTGATCCCTCGATTGTTGTTGCTGCTTCCTTAGATGTCGTTCCTGTAATACCTAACTCTTTTTGAATGATATGGATCGCATTATATACATCTGCAAGATTGTTGATATCATACTTAACACCTGATATCTTGGATGCATCCGCAAGCAATCTTTCCATTTCTGTCTTGGTTCCGCCATATCCAAGTTTTAAGTTATCCAACATTGTATAGTTCTGCTTCGCAAATCCCTGATAAGCGTTTTGGATATCCACCATATTGGTTCCCATCTTATTCGCATTATCAGACATATCAATCATAGCCATATCAGCTACTTTTGCCGCTTTATCAGTATTCTTGGCGCAGCTCTGTAATAACGATGCAGAGAAACTTGTTACATTCTGCATATACTCATTTGCGGACATTCCAGCAGTCTTATAAGCTTTGTTTGCATTAGCTATGACTGTTTTAGAACTTTTCTTAAATAAAGTTTCAACACCACCAACATTCTGTTCTAGTTTTGATACAGAATCTAATGATTGTTTTGTCATAGCACCCAAGGCAGCACCCACACCAGCAACTGCTCCTGCTGTTATAGCAAGACCTTTCTTCGCAGCACTGCTTATCTTGGACACTCCGGCATTAAATCCGGATTCGTCAATTTTTGTATCAAATTTTAAAGAGCCATCGTAACCCATGTATATTCTCCTTTCGAATATGCACGGCTCAATGGCTCACTTATGCACTAATTTTTAATTTTTATTTCTACCTCGTTCCCACATTTCTTACACTTCAAGAACACATTATTGCTTTGAGCTGTGTTGTCATAGATCAGTAAGTGTGCACCGCAATGTGGGCATGAGTACCATTTTCTTTCAAATGGGATCTCTTTTATCTTCATAATCATTAAAACATCATATTTCCAAAAGCATCTCCGATCTCCTCACTTGTGACCTCATAGTCAATGATCGCTATCTGCTTTTGAATCTTCCTGATCCTTTCTCTTTCTTCTTTATCTTTTATCTGGTTAAGATCAATACTTCTATAACCCATTCTTTTCTTTAGCTCACAATCTTCATTCATGCCATCAATCAGCATCTGGAACTTCCACCAGTGCATATATGGTATTTCTGTCAGATCGATACCATAACACTCCAAAAATCCGGATATGATATATGGTGCATCCTGATTGTATGAGATCACTTGGTTATGTTTCATATCTTCTTCGTTGTTATCTTCTTCCTCTGATACTTTCGTTTCCTTGTAATTTATTACAAAATCCGTCAGTGCTTGTAAACATTCCTCAAAATCAGAACCGGGATCATCAAGGAACCAACATGCAAGCAACTGCTTCTTCTCTGCTTCCTCAATATCTTCATCCTTTAGCAGATCCATGAGTTTTATATACTCACGAAAATCTGTTACAATTCTGACCTTCTTTCCATTTGCAATCACATAATCAGGAAACGGCTCGTATAAAGGATTCATCGGTTTTTACCACCGTTATATGTGTTAAAATTCTTTTTTCTTTTCTTCCTTCTCTGCTCCCTGTTTGGCATATATTTACCGCTTAACTGTAATCTTCTTTCATTTGCTTTTTTAACTGCTACCTGCATAAATCCAAGGAATGAATCCCAAACTTCATCACAGTTTCTCATATTTTTCTTTCCACTAAAGATTTTTTCTCCTGTACCTTCTCCGAAAATACGATCAAATGCATTGTAATAAATCTCGCAGTATCTCTTGATAAATTCTGGCATTTTTCCTGTCTTATCAATGTTTCTTCCATCTTCATCCATCTGTTCAAATGCTTTCATCGTTTTTTCAAACACGTCTGCATCTTCAAGATCTAACTCTAATTCAAGACCATTGATCTTCCAAATTCTTTCGTTCTTATCATTCTGGCTCATGGCTCAATCTCCTTTTTGTCTTCATCTTCTACTTCTGCTGCCTGTTCAACGACAGCTACATTAGGGTGTAGCTGTCTCGCTGAATGTACAAGTCTTTCCGTCTGCAGATACTTTCGCATATCCCTTTACGATATCATCCTTCACAGAAAAGCTTCCTGAATACTGTAATGCATCCGTTCCATCTCCAGAACTGTCTGGAAGAATGGAATATGTTCTCTTTCGTGCTACAAACTCATCATCTTTCGTTGTTTCTCCCTTATCGAACAAATCAACCACAACGATATCTCTCATTTCTCCGGTCAGTTCATCATCCTGAACTTTTGCAAGATCCGCAAGAACTGGATCATTTTTATGATGATCGAATCCATATTCTAAAGTTGTTCCGTATCCTGTTACGTCAGAATCCTGACTATCTTTGTCAACATAATGTCGTTCATATGTGATCGGGTTCTTTCCGTCTGTCAGTGTTGTAAAATGTTCCATTCTGTTATATGTGCTTACTTCTCCATCACTCACTGGAACACCATAGAACGCAACCCTCTGGCTACGTCTTACTAATTTAGCCTTTTCCATTTGTCTTATACCTCCTGTATATAAAGAAGGCGGCATTCTATACGATACTGGGCATGTTCACCCTCTGCATCATACAGATAGCCGCTGTTTAGTGTTTGTAATTCATATGGATGCTGTTTCTCATTTTTTAGTTCCGGCATCTCTCCTTTATCCGTCTGCTGCTCCATCCATTCCTCAAACGCCTGATAGAATCCACTGTTTTCAATATTGATCCTTGCATCTTCGTCATACTGCTCCTTGCTGGTAAAAGCAAATTGAAACTGTTTCTTTTTGCCACCATCAACGTATTTTTGCAACACAGGATCACATGGAAGTGGATCAACAGAATAACTCATATCTTCTGACAAGTGATCCACGTTTACTCTGTAGTTATCCAGAAACGGACAGGTTAATATGAACGATCGGATGGAATCAATGATATTAGCTTCCTGCATATTTTTGTGCTCCTTTCAGAATACTGTCTCTATGCCTGTTTTTCATACGTTCGAACCAACGTGACTTTTCTTTATGCTCGTAATACTGCCTGCGTGCATATGGCGTGATCTGGTTGATCTCTCCTGATCCGATCACTGTTCCCAGTGTCGCAGACTTGATCAAAGCACCTGACAGCCTCGGTGTCTCCGGATTCATCCTTCTGATACATTCTGAATCGACAAACTCCTGGGCTTCTCCAAAGCTTGCACTCTTTTGTCCAGAAAATCCATGATTCCATTCCATCTTAGCTGTCACGGATCCGTTTGCTGTTTTTGCTGTGTAAATACTGCCTCTTGGTGTTTTGATCACAATATTTCTTTTTTGTGCCATTTACACACCACCTACCTTTATGTGTGGATTTGCACCAAATGTGTTGTAATTTGCAGATGTGACTTTACAGCATTCTGTTCCTTTCAGGTCCTTAGCTGTTGTCATATCAATATCGCATATTCCTTTTACAAGATAATCATCTTTTTTTATGCTGATCGTTGTATCAGGTATTCTGATCACAAACGTATCTGCTCTTTTCAGTCCTTCGGATGTGATTGCAGACGATTCTGATTCATGCCACCATGCATCCTTGACATATGTTCTTTTCCAGATATCTAATCGCTTTTCACTGTCATATTGACGGCTATAGACTGTTACAGCACTGTTTGTTACCATTGCAAAACCTCACTTCTCTCGACAGCCATCCTGTTGGCAATAAATACATTTTTACTGCTTCATATGCTTTTTTCTGCATCAATTCCTCTAATGTCTGACCATCTGTCTGTTCATTCACATAGGTAACACTATAACCATCGGTTGATTCAGATTTAATCTGCATACCATTAGATTCCTGTTTCTTTCTGTAAGATGCATATACCTCTGCACCTGCACATACAGCATCTTTTATCATATCAAGATCTGATGCAAAGATATCTCCACGGATGTAGGTCAGATTACGAATATACGCTTCTGACCATCGTTCCGCTTTGATAAATTCTTCTTCTGGAAGTGATCCTGCATACTCTTCTTTGTAATATTGATAAGTTACATACATAGATCACACCTTCTTTCCTTTATTCTCCTACTTTCAGAATTGAGAATGGACATCTCTTTGTTTTATCAGTTTTCAGAGCATTGATCGGATTTGGAATTTCCCATCCAAGTCTCATGACTGCACGAAGTGCAACCATGTCATTCTGCATTAAGTTATATGCAATTGTTCCATCTGTGTTCTGTACAACACCTTCTGTGAAGAGTTTGAACGTGATATCCTGACGAATTGAATAAACCAACTGACTAAAATCTCCAGAGATCATTAATGCCTTCGATTTATCAAAAGCTCCATTGTTCGGGAAATTCATCGGAGATCCATCTAAACTATAAGATGTTGCTCCCTGCATATCTGATTTAAAAATCGGATTTCCATCCGCATCTTTTAACCCTCTTAATTTTGCTCTCATAGAGATATCCGCCATATGACCGTTTACAAAATATCCACTGTCTTCAACTTTGGCGATCACACCTTCTTCTGCCATGATCTTATCATACAGATTGTCGCTTGCTCCAAGTGTTACAACAGATTGCGCTTTTGTTGCTGTTGTAACTACTCCATCTCTCCATGTCGATGGCTTGTCCACATCGAACAAGATTGCACCATCAATTACTTTACCAAAAGCTTCTGTAACTCTTGGCTTAACTTCTGCCCAGATATCATACTCTGCATCATCTAATACAGCTTCTGGAATAGGCACGATCACCGCAATTTCTTCTGCTGTAATAAATTTCTTATCCCATGCCTGTTTAGTAGTTTTCTTCTGCCCAGTGTCACCATTTACAAAATAAGCAATTGGTAACATATCCAGTACTGGCATTTTGTACTGTCTACTTGTCATATTAGCTAATTTGCGCCCTCTTGAAAGCACTGCTGACTGTGTGATCGTTCCCTGAATAATCTCATTTGCTTCCTGCGTTGGAATCAAAGACTCTGCTCCACTGCGATCGATCACATTTGCATCTATATCGAATAATCTTAAGTTCATTCGTTCCTTAAACATTTCATACCTCCATTATCTTCTTGCTGCAGATCGAATTGCATCATTGATCGTAGCATTTACATTTTCCACGGATCCGTTCGATGCATTCCCTGTTGATGTTGAAACTCGATACCCTGATCCTGATGTGAATCTTGGATTCTCTTTCAAGTACTTATCTGCTGCCTTTTCAAAACTTGTTTTTTCATCTGTCATTTTAGAAACTTTGTATAACACATAGTCAAGATCATCTGTTTTTACTCCTTTTGAAGCTAAAAGCTTCTCATTTTTCATCTGCTGCACTTCGTTCCTTGCATCTGCAAGATCCTGCTGCATTTGAGTTACGTTTGGCTGATTCTTTTTCTGCTGCGCTTTATAATCAGCAATTGCCTGTGTAACCTGATCCTCTGACATACCTTGCTGCTGAAAATATGATTTTAAAGCCGATCTTTCTGCACGCTCCGCTCTCGCTTGTGCAATCTCTTCTGCCTGTGCATAACTAAATGCTGCCTGATTCCCTGTTTCTCCGGCGTTTCCCTGGTTACCGTTACCATTCCCGGCATTATTTCCGCCCTGTCCATTAGAGCCAACTCCTGTGCCGTCCTCAAAGAGCTGTAAATACATTCTTTTTCTCATGTTTTCCCTCCATATATGAGTGTTATTACCAATGCTTTTTATGTCTTCATGTTTTGGACATAATAAAAACACCCTTTCGGATGCTTAAATAAATTGTATGCAGTTGTATTTTTGATTGATATCAGAAAGTCCCAAGAACCACGAATCTACTAATAATTTTCCTTTGTCAGATAATTCTTGCCATTTGATCATAGTAAGACCACTATCTGCTTCTGATTCAATCTTATCATCTGTTAGATCGTTCAGTGAATTAATCAAATTGCATGTCAATGCTGATATCGCTGTACACGCCCGATCAATTCCATCATTCTCTCTTCTACAAGCATGACCTTTCATTTCTATTCCATTCTGTCTTATGCTTATAATTATCACAACATCACTTCCTTTTCTGTCCGGTCGTTCCCTGCCGGTGGGAGATTCCTTGGATCACCTCCTAATGAATAATGTAATAGGTTACTGTGCTTACAATCATTGTCCTTTCTCCTTTCTTAAAAATGGGTATAAAAATACCACTAGCCATAAAAATAACTAGCGGTATTAATACCAAGCGACAAGATCTTCTTCTTGAAATTTATTATTTGTCAAATATTCTTCGATTCTTCTAAATGCATGGGCCGGATAATTACTTCCGTATTCAGGCAAAAGCTTTTCAATGCTTCGTTCTCTTGATATTCTATCTACAGCAATGATTCCATATTCCTTTGAACTTTCCGGATAGTACTTATATTTTACTGATATTTCTGTGATTTCCAACAACTCAAGTCTCAACATTTCTTCCACCTCCTATAAATTATATTCTTTCAAAAATTTATTTAACGCCTTTTGATAATTATACTTTCTTTCTGTAATTTTATGGGCTTCATCGTATTTCAAATGTAATTTTTTCATTAATTCGTACTCTAAACGTTCATGCTTTAACATTATCAAATCGTGCTTCTGAATATTTTTTCCCTCTCTCAATCTTCTAAATGATTCAGCCATATAATAATCTGGATCAAATCTTCTTTTTCCACCACTTAATTCATATTCATTTATAAAAACATGATCATATATCTTATTTATGCTCTTTTTAGAGATTCCGGTATTATTTGCAATGTGATCAATGATATTACTCTTCCGACTATTACGCATTGATTCATAATATCGGTTAGCGTGTGCGTCCCTTCTGGTATATAATGGGTCATTTTTATCTGTAAGTGCCCCATTTATCGCTCCTGATTTTATTATATCATTCCCTGTGCTCTTTGCAATAAATTTTCTAAGATCAGGCGCTACTCTTCCTTTCATATCTAGATAAATACGCTCTCGTTCTTGTCTAAGTCCCATTTTTTTCGAAAATCTCGCATATTCATTTAATTGTCCCTGATATTTCATCTTATGTGCCAGAATCTCATCTTGATCTGCTTTCCCTTTTTGAAGTGCTCTTACCTTCTCGCGTTGAGCTCTCATAGCTGTCTCCATTTGTCTTTGCCGCTGTTTTGCTTCATAAACCGTGTATTCTTTTCCTTGAAATTCTTTCGGTTTGTTTTCTTCCTGATTCTTCTCTTCCAACCACTGATCGGTCCAGTTGCGTTCTGATATTCCTGGGAAAAACGGATAATACTCATGGTAGCAATTCGCACCTAGCAGCCCTGTAACTGTTACAAGTCCACAAACTGATACAAGTTGTTCTTTTGTCCAGACCTTCCCCTGCCATACTGCATGTGTAGGACGTGCTCCTGCGTGCCATGCGACCTCAAAATATTCTGTTCCTAGCTTCTTTGCATTATAATCTGTGATCTTTCCTGTAATCTGACTCAGCCCTGTCATAACTGCACGTCTTGCTGCAACATCTACTCTATTATGCCAACCTGATACATAGTCTATTGTTCTTAATCCACTGTTGGTCAATTGTGTTACAGTTCTTCTCAAAACACTGTTATAATCGAACGCTCCAGAAACAATATCGAAACATGCACGATCAAGATGTTCTGTATATACCTGTGATAACGGAGTCATAGTCTTTTTTCCATTGATATCTAAATAAAATCCAAGCGACCTAGTTATATTTTCAAGATCTTCCAACGACTGTTGCGCTATCCCATTAATCGCTTGATTTAGATGCTTATTTTTTTCAAATGGTATGTACTCTGCATTTACCTGTTCATACAGATCTTTGTTTCGAACATATTCCCAGTTGATCACTTTGTCATATAGTTCAAACATTTCCGGATAGCTTTTATTCAATGTTGTTTTCAACATCTTCTCAATGTCTTCTGATGAATATCCTATGATCTTCAATCTATTGATCTGCCAATCTGCGGTACTTGTAACCTCTCCAGTTTTTACAATTCTCCTGACAATATCCTGAATAATCCTTTCCTCGAGTTCAACATAATGGGCTGCAATCTTATTTGCCATCCGATTTTTATATTCATTTTTCATTTTACTCCATCACCTGATTTTGCTCTGGAAGATTGTTTTTTGCCTGATCGATTGTTTCACCATACCATTTTGCTCTATATTCCTCTGGCCGCATGATTCCAGCACTCACATCCTGCATATCTTGTTTGCGCTCAGTTTCCTTATCTTCAATAATCGAATCATCAAAATCAATCGTAATATCAGAATCCGGATTCAACTGTTCTCCAATTACAATACCCAACCGGATAATAATCCTGATCAGTTCTTTCAATGCATCTTCCAAGATAATCTCATGTTTTTTAATCATTCGATACATATCGGAGTTTTCAGATATGATCTCAGTTGCTGTTTTTACTCCAGATGAATCAAACTTATATCTTTTAGGTCCAAACCCACATTTTAACGACAAATAATTCAGATCATCGTTAATAGCTTTGCTGTGTTCCTCTGTCCTAAGATTCATATCAACGTCCTTGATCAATCCTTCTTGACTCTTATCATAATCTTCCGGCAAGCTGTAAAATATTCCATCATCCGGATCAAAAGCCGGTGTTCCGTCAATGTTATATAACAATTCTGGAGCAACAAATATTCTTTTTCTACCAAGTAAAAACTCGTTATAATAAGAATCATATTCTGTATCTAATTTTTTCAATACGTCAATTGCATTTGCAAATATAGCAATTCCCATCGGATTGTTCGCATCTGCATTATTTGTTATGTTTAGGCGATCAATTACAAATTGCGGTTCTAAACTTCCTGTGTTTGTTCTTTTGGCAAGATTCTTAAACGGTTTTAATTGTCTCCATTCTTCTTCCTTTAGTTCTGTACCTTCCTGGCTTCCACTCATACTCTTTAAAACCGTATTTTCTATCACATATTCATCATTCCGAATCAAATGTGACTGTATCTGGATGTATTTTTTTCGATTGACCGTATGTGGAAAAGTAAAAATACACTCCTGAACCTTTCCGTTATCCCAACTTACTGGAAATATATTGGGGCCATCAACATAATTGATTTTTATAATTCCTGATCGAATGACTCCATCTTCTGTCACATCTGCCGAATCAAGATAAGGGATATACGCCACTGTACCAGTATATGCTTTACGTTCCTGGTAATCGTTGCCTTGAACCATAAATTGATTATTCTTTAAAATTTTGTGTACATAATTATTTGTATATTCGTCATCTAAAGTAATCGTTACCCTTTCATTCAGTAACAGATCTGCAATGTCTTCTGAAAGCTTTTTTGCCATACCCATACTTTTGCGTTCACATCTTTTGTATGTTCCGCGTCCTGTATAAATCTTATAAAAAGAAAAGTTTCGGACATTACCTTTATACCAGCTAACCCATTCTTGAATCTTCCGATAAAACGATGCATCGATCGTATCAATTCCTTTTCTTTTGAAATAATTAAATATATTCAATCTTCTGTTTCTCCTCTCCTGGATCTCTTGGAAGCCAGTATTTTATTTTATCCCATGCTCCCATAACAGCATAACGGATTGCATCCATGCAATGATCTGAAAGTTTTACTGGAACTTCTTTTCCTTTTTCGATTGATTTTTTATCATATTCATAAGTGCCAAATTCCTCATCTGCATATTTCTGATCTGGTGAAATACTTAACACATCAAAGATTAACGATTTCTGCACTCTGCTGATTCCAAGTGCAACATCATTTTCCGCATCTCTCATCAATACCGAATACTGTAAATTCCTAGTTGCTCTTCGAATTTCTTCTGCTAAACCTTTTGCAGATGGGTCCAAAAAAATATAGAATACTCTGTTTTCATATTCTTCATGTAGTTCATCAAGAAGCTCAACAAGATCTCTTGCATATTCGGATGGACTCTTTTGATATCCACTATCTCTACCACTATGATAGTATTCTGCCAGACCAGGAAACTTCCTTTGGTATGTATCTAATCCAAATGCCTGAAATGTCGTTGCGTTTTGCTGCCCATAGTCTCCACCAATATAAATGCGATCATATTTCCTGTCTTTATCTGGTCGCGATCGATGGCGGTTTCCATACATATAATAAATAAGTTCATCTACACCAACAGATTCTCCTAACCATACCCATCGGTACATTTTAGGATCAGACTCTTCCATTTCCTTTGCGCTGTCTATCAGATCTTGTCCTAGCCATTCTGTCGGAACGTCTCTGTAATCCGTATGGATATGGGTACAATCTTTTCTCTTCTCCATCTTTTTGCACCATTTATTTATCGCTGCATTTGGATTTTTGGGAGGGTTATAAAGATAGATCATTTGGAATCCACCAGTGTTTCCACGAACAAAAGTAGCTTCGATATTGCTAAGTTCATCTTCTCCTTCTCCATCGTCAAAGAACTCTGTTAACTCATCAAGAATAACTAACTTGATTGGCTGATCTTCGTCAATAATACCTTTTGTATCATCAATTCCGTCAGAACCTGCAAAGTAAATTGTTGTTCCATGCTTTTTGTATGTTATTTCCATTGGAGATTTCGTGATCGCAAACTTCTTTTTTGAAATCTGTAATCGATTAATGCCTCGAAGCATTTCCTTGTATACTGTCTTACGCAATTTATTATGATGCTTTCGGAGCACTACAACTGATCCATGTTTATCTGATACAATTTGATAATCTGCTTTAATTGCTGCATAACTTGATTTTGTACCAGCACGACCAGATGTAAGAATGATATGTTTAATTGTCTTGTTGTTGAATATCGGAAGGTATTTCGGTATCACTATATCCGATATCTTTAGGCGCGTCGTTGACAATTACAACACCATCCTCTCCATCATCATTGTCATTATTTCTGATCTGTTCTGTCTTAGCTCTGATCTGCTCAATCTTAGCTTTCTGTTCAGCTGTAGCAATGTCCATATGGTCTGCAAGCCATTGCAAAGCTTTCATCTTATCAACCAGCTTAATACTTGCTCCGTCTTTTCCTTGCTTCACTTCCGTGATCAGCGTTCCATCAACATCTTCAGATTGTTTGAATTTCACAGTATTGACTTCTTTTTCGAGAACTTCTTTTTCTCCAGTTTCTTTGTTTTCTACCATTACTGGACCAAAAGCGCCCATAACTTGAATATTTTCTCGCCCAAACGATACATAATCTGTTACATCCGCAAATGCAATGTCCATAAACTTTTGAAAGATATCTTCCTGCTTTAGCATCTCTCTATTCATGTGATTCTGCTTTAGCTGTTCAATCTCTTTTCTGATCACTGGATTCTTCATAAGCCTGCTTCCTAATACGGCAGCAGATGCATAAGTACATCCTGGATAAGCTTTCATGTAAGCTTTCGTATAATTAAACATCCTAGACTGATACAAACAAAAAAGCTGTTGCTGATCAGTAAGTTCATCGTTAATCACAACCTGACTTACATCCTCTGCAACGGCTTCTTTTTTGTGTGCACCCTTTTTATTTTGTGTGCACCCCTTTTGGATGCATCCTATCTTTTTGTTCCTCGACCATGCGTATCGTTTCTTCCACGATTTCACAGTGTTCATCGAGACTCCATACTTGGCAGCAATGTCTTTATACTTCATTCCGGCTACGTAATCAGACTCTGCCAATATGTAGTTTTTTTCTTCATTCAAACATTACCACCCTCCTTCTTTTTAATAGTTGATACTATCATAATACCACACTAAAACGTATGTGAGTCCCTCTTTTTTTTAATTCTAAACGTAAAAAGTACCCAATGCTATTAATATTTGGCCTCGGGTACTTTATTTCACTAGTTTATTTTTAGATTATTTTTCACAAGTTCTTCTGTTGCACAATTGAAATCGTTTTGAAATGTTTTAAAAATCTCATCATCATATTTTTTATGTAAAGATTCTAACTGTTCTAATTCTGTATCAATAGATTCATTTGCTTGAATTTTTTTATGCAAATTATTTATCTCTTTTTCTAACCAACCTGTTCTTTCAGTAATCTTCAAACATAAATCGTCATATTTTTTATTTCCACAATAATAACAATCTTCTTCCTTTACACTCATTGTTAGCATAAGTTCGTTATTAGTTCTTACAGCTTTTCCTCTTGCTAAATTATACTCTTTGTAGCATTCTTCTGTTTGCTGCTCTAGATATTCCTTTGCTCTGATCAACTCGTCTATAACATCATTGGTATAACTGCTCGAAAGCTTTATTATTTTATCACAGTGATCCATTTTTTCCTGACGTTGCTGTATCCTCTTATTCTCGATAAATGTTTGCTCTAAATCTTTTTTATTGCTTTCTAAAGTTTTAAACAAAACAAATAGTGTGATCATGCCGCTTACAATTGATCCTAGATATGATCCCCAGAATCCTATCCAACTATCTCCTCCAACAAAATTTTTAAAAACTGGACTTGAAATCATACACCCAAGAACAAATGGTATAACTCCCATAACAATTATAACTAACAAAACAATGCTTCCTTTTTTCAGTTTGTCCATAGACCCTCCTTATATTTTTTATTTATTATATCACAAAGTTCCCATATATTCTAGTAGTTATAGAACAAAAGAACATCGTATCTCTACGATGCTCAAAAAAAATTTGTACGGGCGATTGATTGGACTCTATCTAATTTCCTCAAGTATAACTATAACACACTTTTTTGTTTAATTTGTTTAATCTTTTAGATTTTCACTGATTATCTGAGAAATTCTGCCTTTGGAATAGCCTAGCTGATCCCCGACTTCCTGTTGTGTATTGCCATTCAAATAAATAAGTTCAAAAATCTGTCTTGTATTGCTATCAGGAATCTGACTGATAAACTCTTCAATCTCTGTCAGAAGTTTGTCCACCTGTTCTCGTCTCCGCTCATTAATCCTCATTTGTCGATCGATCATATCTGCCTGCTTGGGCTCGTCCATTATAATTCTCATGTGCGTTTCGATATAGGGAAACGTGTTCATGGATCCTTTTACTGTTCCAGCAACCGTCGGAATCCTCTCTGCTCTTTCATTCAGTTTCTCCATTTTGTCTTCCAGCATCTTCTGCTCCCTCTTCAGAGATCGATACTGTCTTAGTTTTTTCTTATCCATGTCTTTCCTCCTGTTACGATTAATTATCTGCTGCCTTATCCGGTCTGTCATCTCCTGGTACTCTTGTTTGTATAGTACCCGATCGGCACAAATGCCCATGCAGATTATCTCTGCACAGGCTTTGCATGGATCTACCATATCTTTCTTCCACCTTTTTGCTTCATCAGGTTTCTTTTGTAGAACTTTCCTCTAGTAGGTGAATAGTATTTATCTTTATCTTCTTCCTTTTTCTGTCTGATTGCCTGCATACTTAACTTCCATGCAGTAAATTCAGTACACTTTCTTCGGCATTCAACTCGTTTTTCTCTTTCTCCGCCATGATCACACTTAAAACATGGACAATCTTGATATCCCATTTATGTATCACTCCTTATAATTTGTTCAGTGGACATTCTTCATCGCATATCCTTTTATATTTTTCATAATCATTCGGCGTTATTCTTGGATATACGCAATAACCATCGCACATCTCAGTTCTCACTTCCTCCAGAATATTTGTCACTGTCCTTGGTCTTTCCTGGTCTTCTTTTGCAATACCTGTAAGATTCTCTGTTATTGTCATAACTCATCCCTCTCTTTCGCTGCGGCACAGAGTGACATCACTGCCACTCCTGCTACTGCTCCGATAAATAATCCGCTTAAAAATCCAATGATCATAAATTATCTCTCCATTATACTCTCAATTTCTTCGATCTCTTTTTATTTTTCTGAGATACCTTCTTTGTTTTTCGACCACATTAAATGCAAAATCATCTATGTGTCCATACGATGCAAAGTTTCGTACCATTGTCAAATCCCCATAAATCTTATGATATGTTTCGTTTTTGACCATTTCTTTTCTGCAATAATACAATGCGTTACATAATGTTGTTAACTCTGTTGTATCCAATCTAATGATCGCCTCACCATCTTCTTTGGAAAGATTTAAAATCTGCATATCAACAACTCCTTTCCCAATCATTTCTAAGATGCAAAATCAAACCACTAAACTTTAGAAAATCTCATCCAATGCTTCTTCAATAACTTCTTTAATATCTCCTTCTGTGTCATAGCCTTTTACAACATCATCCTTTTGCAGAGGCTGTTTCATACCATTACTCATTTTCCTCACTTTCTACCCCAAAGATGCACTTAAGGATTCTGTCTTTTCCTATTGCTTTGATTGCATCAAATAAAACATCTCTTGATGTAAACATAACTGCACCCTGTACGTTTGCTGCAGCCCATGTTTCACAAAGAAGTCTTTTCCCATCTTCTTCATATCGAATTAAATAACAACGATTGGTAGATGCTGTACCATTGTGTTCCTCTGCGTATCTCTGCAACTCAACTTCTACTTTCTTTTTTTCTCTGGCAAACCACGCTGACTCTTTTGTGAAAAAGACGTTTCCCAATTCCCATCTTCCATTATCCAAAGAATCATTCGTCCACCTGCTTTGTATAATAGCTCCATCATCATTAATATAAAAATATTCTTCTAATTGTCGTGGTTTCTTTACCTTTGCATCCTGTTCCTTATCTGGTTCTTTTCCATTAATCTTCCCAACAAGTCTGTAAAACTCTTTTTCTTCTGCTTCTGTTAGATTTTTAATTCCCATTTTCTCCACTTCCTTAACTTTCTTTAACAAAAATGAAATTCCAACTGCTCCGGCTCTGGTTCCCACTCATCTTCCCATCTCACTCCGATGTAATCTAAGACACGTCCCCATCCGAATCTTTCTCCTGTTTCTGGATCTACACAACATCGATACATCCAGAACTCCCATTCTTTTTCATTACGATCTCTCAACATATCAAATCGATGTGGTCTTTTCTCGAGATGCACTCCGAATCCACACATCGAGCATCCTGTTCTTTGTGCTTTTGTCGTATACAGCGTTCCATCTGCTTTCCTTGCGATTTCTCCATAGATTTCTGGCACTGGCACATCAAGATCTAATGCAAGCTGTAACAGGTCCTGTCGTAAAAATGGTGCAAATGGTGCTGATCGGATTACAGATTTCCCAAAGTAATTACATCCATGCTCTACTAATGCTTCTTCTCTCTGTCCACCTTCACTTGCCATAAGTCCCAAGAATGGTGCACTATTGTTTTCTTTTGCATAAACCTCACATGGTTTTTCTTTCATGTATAGGCAGCACTTATTACTTACCTTGAATGGTGCAATCTGATAATTCACACCCTCATTCTCGTTTTCGTATCCTGCGAACAACTGCAGCCATTTCCTTGGCAGTTTCATTCGGCTGTTCTTTGCAAAATGTCCTTGTGCTCCACATTCTCCAGTTATGATCGCATGTCTGACTGTCTTATTACGATCTGTTGGATTCTGTAACGTGTCAATTCGTCCTGCAATCTTCTTGCTGATCACCGGAAAACCAAACTCTTGTAAGATTTCTGTCTTTGGTTTTCCTGGTCGAAGCGAAATCACTCCAAGCTGCTTATATACTTTGATAATGCTTTTATCTTCCAGAGATGATACTGACACTGCAGGTACATCGATTCCTCTGCTTCTCAAAAACGCCAAAAGCACGATACTGTCCAAACCACCTACACTTACATGTGCATTCATTCCTCTGCGATCAAGTTCTTGTATAAACTCTCTTGCTCTTAACTCTGCCCTTTTGACTTTTACCTCATAGGGCAGATTCTGTTGCGCTGTGAAGATAGCTTTTTGTCTTTTCTTTTGCTCTTTCCAGTCGTCACTCATGACTTTTCTCCTTCTCACACCAGACACACCCTTTATCACACTTGATACGAACCCTTAGCTTCTGCTGCTTGTCTGGACATAACTTCATATCCTTAATTGGCTTGCCTGCAATCTCACAGATGTAGCCTTTAAATTCTTTCTTGTTTACCATACTGCCACCGCCTCATGTAAATGTTCTCTTAATACATCTGCTGCTTCGTGCTGATCTTCATGTTCCAATAACCTGATCACATTCGGCAATACTCTACGATCTTTATCAAAAGTAATATCTTGATTCGATGCAAGCATTTCTACATTCATGTCAATGTTGTATTTTGTTTTCAACTCCATAGCCATATCCACATATGTCACATAGTGTTCTGCATAACCATCTAATTCAAAATTCCATAAGGTGTTTTTGTCATACGCTTCTTTGAATCTTCGCAATCTTTTTTCTCCGAAACCTGTATCATGTGCTAATGTTGCAAGTACAACTGTCATGGTATTCTGATATATAGTCTCTGCTAAAATCTCGTATGCCCTTTTTAATTTGTCATTATCGATCAATAAGCCAATTCCCAGTGCTCCACGCATCTGCAATTCTTTTTGCAATCCATCAACACCTTTTTCCTTTGCGATACCCAAGGCATATCTCATTCCTGCCATTCTGGCTTCTTGTTCTTTATCAAGCTTCCCCATTTTGACCATCCTTCTTTCTCATCATTGCAATATCATAAATTGTCTGGCAAATCTCCTCACACACCTCTTCTGCATGATCATCTTCTGTAAGCTGCCTTACATATTTCTTTCCGCAAGCAACACATGTTAATCGCCGAATCTGCTCCCATGCACTCCATGCTACGAACGAATTTCCCAATGCATTTGCCATTAACGAATCTGTTCCGGATCCATTTGCATCTTTAAACCATTTATTTCTTGGTTCTTGTAATACTTTCTGTGTATCTTCTTTACATACACTCTTTTCGAGTTTTTCTAAAACTCTCTTTTCAACTCTATCTACGATCTCTTGTTCTTTTTGCTCTGTCATTTTTATCTCCTTCTACTCAAACCGACCTGCACCGGATCCATACTGGTGCCACGCCGTACATCTCATGTTCTCTTCTTCCTGCTTCTTTAGTCTCTCGGTTTCTCTCTTCTTCTCATCCAGGCACTCCTGCCGGTATTCATCATCCCATTTTTTCAACGTTGGCTGGCTGATCGTTGTCAGCTCTGACAGCTTCTTGTAGCTTATCCCTGTTGAGATGATCAGCCGGACCATTCCTTTCTTGAAATTTTCTTTATATCTCATATCGTTTTCTCAGACAGCTTGGTTCTTTACCTGATACAACGCCTTTATCTCTGATCGCTGATCTGTTATCTTTTGCCCGATCTTATAAAGTCTTGTGATTCTTCGTTTTTTGATTTGGAAAATTGTAAAAAACTAAATCTAATATTTGAGAAATTACATTTAAAAGAACCTGAAAAAATATGTTTGGTATTGATTGCTTGGTTAATAGTTACTTGAAGAATCCCTCAGGTAAAGAACCAAACTGTCTGATCGTACTCCTTTACTTATGGTATCCGGCACAATTGCCTACATAATGCCACTGCAAACCTTCGTGTTTTGTCTCGCCCCCCCCCCTGTTATCTCAGGGTAAAAACGCTTATACCACTTCATCAACGTTTTGTGATCGATACCTGATGTTCTGCTGATCTCATTTGTTGACATACCATGTTGGATCCATAACTGTACAACACGTCTTTTAAATCCTTTGCTGTAATCTGCCATCAATTCTCCTTTCTGCCCACTGCCTTAGGCAGCAGGCTCATGGCTTATACTGGCTGTTTCTTATGCGGTTAATAGTTACATGTGGTATATAATTTAGCTCTCCGGCTGATCACTGCCTGCAT